CTCGGATATTGACCGACTTAATTCCCCAAATTAATGGGGTCCACCCGGGAATCCGGGAAAACCAACCTAGACCTTAATTAGGACCAAGGACCTAGATTAGCCCACTGTCGGACAAACAATCTCTTGCGAGAGAGTTTGACACGGTTCCTGAGATTGGTCTCGTTTCCGAAGGCCATCTCGATACTGCGATTCCTAAGCCTTGCTAAATACAAGGCCTGGTCGTCGGAGTAGTACCGTATAGGTACTGACAGTAGAGCTCGACAATGGTATCCTTCGATACCGTGGCGCGCTCGAGAAGGTGCCGCTTCATCAAAGTTACAGATGAAACCAACATCTCCATACCCTTCTGGTATTTTACATGGTCTTGCGACCAAAGATACCAGTGACCGCCAACAATCATAAAATCGGGCGTCACAGAACTCAAGAACTGAGTTCCTTGCCAACCGACGAATGGAGTTAGCGGCCAGGTAGATGTCACTTTCCGTTATGACCATATTTCGCAAGAAATAAGGTTTGCAGTCTACGCCGCGGAAATAGTGCGACCCACAGCTCTCCCGAAAATGCCCAAATCGAAATGATTTGGACACGTTGACGGTGAAGCCATAAGTTTCACAAACTTCCCGGTATAGGTCGAAAGCTCCTACAGGGAGTACAACATCATCCCCGTAGGCACTCACCTCCGTCCCATCCAGCCCAAGATACATTACTGTAGCGAGGGCAAGAGAGTAGAAGATCAGTGTCTCTAATTCAAACGTGAAACCGTTCCCCATACTGGAGAACTTCTCATATTTGAGGATAGATTTTTCGACGGAGCCGTACTGAGACCTCAACGAATCCATTAAGAGAAACCAACGTCGAGGCAACAAACCCTCGACTGTGGCCAAACTTATTGAATCGCTGGCATTAGAAAAATCAACAGTAGCATTGCGACCCGTTTTACTGGATCGGTAAGCAAGTTGTTGATTCCTTTCTTGCGAGTTAAGGTTCAGTCCATACCGAAGAAGCCTACGACGAATCATTGTACCAACAGCTTTTTGATACCAGAGATTAATCCCTGGCTCTATAGCTATGGTCCGATCCGTTTTCGAGTTCTTCGGCACAGTAACGATCTTATTTCCAACATGAAAAGTGAATTTCTCCACTTTCCAATGCGGATAGGCCTGTTCGTGAATCGGGCCTACAAGATCGAATAAATCACGAGTTATTCCGTCTTCATGACGGAACTTGTTGGTTGAACTGGTATCCACCTTAATATTTCTATTAAGACTAACACCAGGGCCCCAATTGGCACAGTCAGCAACCTCATTACCATCGAAATCCCCGAGAATCTTCTCAATTTTTCGGATGGATACATTATGTATCCAATCGAACCACTTCTTATTTAAGGAAGTGATTTTGGGAAGAGACCGGTTAATTTCTTTGCAAGACTGTTCAGCCACCAAGAAACTCCTTAAAGCAACGGCACGCTTGTCAACTGATGTCGACAAGAAAGTAGCCTTTGAAAGGAACTTAGTAGCCAAGTAGTCTAGTCTAAACGCCTGCGGATCCTCGTAAGTCATAGGATCAATATCAAGAGCAATTAACTGGTCATGTTCGTTATATCTGAACAATAGCCAGGCTGCTAGCGATCGCGGTGTGTCTAGAGATTCAAGGTACGACTGTATCAACCGAAAGGTTGCCTTGTTACAGCTCATGCGTGTAACTCCCATTTAATCGAAAGATTAAATACGGCGCGTAAGCGCCGGATCGAAAAAGTTCTACTTAAGTTTTAGATCCCACACTTAGACGACAACCAACTCCAAAATAAGGGGTTAGAAATCGCCGCGGCAATGAGACCTACGACTGCAAGCTTAAGAGGAACCTCTGACCTACCACGCCTTTCATGGCGTTGAGAGGAAGTGCCAGAACCAACCCTGGAATCAAAGCCAGGAGAAGGAACAGCGCTTCCATCAGGAGGTTCAAACCCATCCCATGTACTTAGGGGTTTAGGCTTGAGACTTTCCCGTCTAGTAGATCGATTCGAGATCTTCGACCGCTGCAGTGACCGCCGCATTGGCTAAAAACTCCTTTGCGAGGGCAAGCAGATTTGCACGATCGGTATCGACTGCCGTCTTCGGCATAACGAACTCCATCGTGCAAACACACTCACCAATCTTTAGATTGGTGACCGGGTCAAGATTGGGAATGACACCTTTGGCTGTCACTCGGGCAACCGAGCCTCCGACTTTGGGGAGCCGAACACTGAGCGATATGGCCGGGCGAGTATCAAATCCCGCCGGACCAACACCGAACAGTTTAGCAACTCCTTGCGAGTCGATGGAACTTGGCGAAAAAACTCCTGCAGTCGCCAAGGTGATTGGCGCGAAAGCGCTCATATAAGTACTCCTGAAAAGGAACTTATCCGATGTTGGAGGGAATAGATTCTCATCTATTTACCCTTTACCATTTGGGATAAAAGTGCCAACGCGTTAAGAGCTCTACCGACGGTGAACGGGTTCCGCCAACGAGGAAGCGGGAGGCTTGGGAGTGAAGGCAGAAGCTGCCGACGCATCTTAGTCTTCTCGCAACTCCAGACGAAACTAAAGTCCGTTGTCGAATAGATACTCTTTAACGAAGGCGTTGAGACTACGCGATAGTCGCAGAAAACGTTTTGTTTAACAAAAACCGTCTCCTCTATCTCGCGTACTTTGTAACCATCAAGGGCTGACAACGATCCCAAGAAGTTGCCAATTGGTAAAAACCAATCAACAACGAATGAGAACGGAACCAGCTCCCAGGCTACATTTGCTGGGCTAGTGAAGCCCAAACTCGACAAAACAGGAATCGTTTCGGATCCGTTAAGGCCGTAAGATACTTTGTATTTTACGTCTATCTTCGTGTCTATGGTCACAGTAAAATGACCGTAATCGACACTAGAGCGGAAGGTCCGCGATTTCTTGGCACGTACCATCGTACGAGGAAGTCCAATAACACGCTCAGCTAATTGCTCAGCAGCTCCTTGGATATCCCCCATAAGAGGGGCAACGCCATAGCGATAAGCCAGAAACACGTTAGAAACCTCGCCCCGGTTAGTTGGGACGATGCTTTTTAACGCGTCAAGGAGTTTACCCGACTTAAGTTGGATAAACGCAGTACCTAATTTCACAGCCATATCGGAGATTAATCCGATAGTCTGCGAAATTTCGGCTAAGTCAGTCGCTAGATCCAGCTTTGCATTCTTAATCTTCGTATACAGACGACTTAGGCATTTTTCGCGGCCATCGTCTATAGCATCGGAGAATTCTGCAAAGAGGTTGTCGACATCCGCATAACTACCTGGCCAACCTGCTAATCCACGCGAATTCGCGTTGAAGTCGTAGGGTGGTAATTCAGGACCCCAGTCGAAAAGTCTAAGACTGCGCCCGGCTCCTATATCTCCATCGAAATTTAAAGCCCCAGAATAACTGAGGCCATTCAATGGAAAGAAGCCAAACACAGACCCATTCAACTGGAACTGAACTGAGCTAGGAAGTATGCCCGCTGGAGAAGGAACATTCCATCCTGGCGTATCAAGCCGTACGGTGATATTATTCACCTGGCCCAGATGCGGATAACGTACTTGACTAAAGGAAAGGTCGTTAGATTGACGCCGACTGTGCGCCTGAAGTAGTTTAGCCAAATTCCTCTTTTGAGGAAGAAGACGCACTACCTCAGTAAACACAGGACGCCATCTCCAACGAAACTTATTATAGTCATAGTACCGTTCGCTCTTGCAAATGTCCCGCACTAAAACCGTTTTTGGTTTATAAATGCGTGGCAAATCCTTGAGCTCGGCGATCAACAACTTGTTTCTGTCAGTCCCATCTCGAAACGTTTCGAAGTTGAGAAAACCTAAGGAATAACCTAAAGCTATTCCATCGGCTAACTCATAATTAGGACCTACGTTAGTGTAAGAGGTATTGGGGTCAACGCGCCAGAGACCCTTACTACCCGGATCAATTGGGAGGTAAGGAATTCCTGAGGCAGTTGACCTTAGTACATTACACTCACATAAGTACTCTTCGGACGTCACTTCATTGGGCATGGCATACCAAGTTGATGGATAAGGAACTACCTTACCCACCGTGTGATAGTATTAAAATTATATCACACGCAGGACTCGGAAGAGTCCGATTAAACTACTCC